GTCTAAGTAATTCTCTCCAAGTAATCTTAGGCTCTGTAAGTTCCTTGATCATTCTTTCAACTTCTTTAGGAACTTTACCAGCACCAGCCGCCTGTGCAGATGCCATCATATTCTCTTTGATCTCGTCACGTATCTTACGTAATTCATCTTTAGAGTAACTAGGCTTGTCACCAGCTTTTTTACCCTTACCTTTTTTGCTAGGAGCATTACCATCTTGGGTATCTTTATCCCAATCAATATGCTCGTCAAGTAATTGACCTAATTGTTTTAATTCTTCTTCATCATATTTGTTATAAATCTCATCATAGATTTCTTCTGATGTTTTACCATCATATTTAAAGTCTTGGAAAATTGGAATGTCTTTAGGCTTTTCACCAATGTTATCTCTAACAAGTGTATTGTTAACAATGTAGTCAGCCGCGATATTATGTACCTGCGGATCTCTATCTTCTCTACGTGTCATATGATCATATACACAATGTAATATCTCGTGTGCAATAACAAACTCAACTTCTTTGTTAGTCATCTTAGCAAAGAAAGGAACACTATAAAACAAGTGTCTACCATCAGTGGCCGCAGTAGGACACCAATCACTTGCTTCTTTAATGATAAGTCTTGTAGCCATGTTACCAAAGAATGGATGTCTAAGTAGTAAGCCTACTCTTGCTACAATAATTTTATCTAAAACTTCTGCTTTAAGTTCGTCAGTAATCTCAGGAAGTTGATCAGCTTTTTCCTTGATCTCTTCCCATCTGTCTAAAACTTCTTGCCCTTGATCTGTTGCTATATTAGTCATGTGTGCCATCTTTCCTAATTGTTATATGTATATTATAGTATATTTAAATGGATTTGTCAACCAAAAAGATGGGGAGAACCAAAAAAGATTCTCCCCTAAAACTACCAAATTAGGCAGTTTCTCCTTGTGCGGCCTTAATGTACTTGCCGTATCTTTCATGGAACTCATCAAAGCACTCAACTTCATCTGGATCGATTGGAAGTTGATATTGAGTAAGAGCAAGTTTAATACCCATGACAACCAATTCGGTATCAAAGTTATCCATCGCAAAACGTAAAAAGTTATTGACTTTATCGTCAAACTTCTTATCGCTCTTATCAATCGCTTCTTTCAACTCGTAACAAAGAGAGACAGTCAAGGAATACATGGCACTGATTTCTTTAGTCTCCATTGTTTTTACCTTACCAACAAGTATATCACTTGGGTTAGGTAAGTGAGCTGACACTTTTCTGTGTGCCATAAATTTAACGGCTAGTCCTTCGCCGACTGAACCACTTACAAGATCTGTAGTGGTTGCTTCATCGTCATCGTCTTCCAATAAATCGGAAACAAATGACCACGAACGAGGTGTTGCAAATGAACGACTTGGGCTCTTAGGATCAAAGTCATATAAGTCTTTCTTTGCAAATGTCAAGTAACCTACAACATCTTTATGGATGTCGTTAGCAACTGCCCAAGCAAACCAGTCATCAAAGTCCACTTTAATTTCTAAGTGAACAAACCTGTTTGACAATGGAGCAGGCATTCTGTAAGTTACACCCTTATCTGCTTCTCTGTTACCAGCGGCAACAATCATAACATTATCGGGTAATTTATAAGTACCAACACGTCTGTTAAGAATTAGTTGGTATGCCGCGGCTTGTACACTAGGTGCCGCAGAATTCATTTCGTCTAAGAACAAAACAATGGTCTTATATTTCTTAGCCATCTTTGCGTCTGGCAATTCAATAGGCGGTGCCCATTTCATTGTATTATCATTAGCTGAATAATATGGCATACCTTTAATATCTGTAGGTTCCCATAAACTCAATCTAATATCAATTAAGTGTGAATTATCAAATGTATCTGTAATCTGTGATACAATGTCCGACTTACCAATACCTGGAGGTCCCCAAATAAAAATAGGTCTTTGTTTCTTGAATGCCCTAACAATGCTTTTCTTTGCACCATTTGGACTAACTTGTCTTATTGCGATGTTTTCCATAATGTACTCCTTATATGTTTATTTCAGTGCCATACTTAATTTCTAAGTATGTATATATAATAACACCATTGAGCCAAAAGGTCAACCAGAAAATGCACTTTTTTTAAGAAAAATTATGTAGTAAAATCAAGGGTTTGTTACTTCATCTGTCCGTTTTAGAGCTTTATTTAGGCCGTACTTGCGAACATCACCACTGAAAAGATGCAGTTCGAGTGCCTTCTTTTCCTCCGTAACAGTGATTCCTTTATTGGTAACGTAATATGGACAGTCAATAAACTTGTCCAAAAATAAAATAACTTGAGTTGTTATTTTGAATTCGGGCGGAAAAGGAACTTCATAAGTTGCTAGTTCTATCTTTTCCATTAAGAATAACATACCTTCTTCTGTTAATCTAAGACCACCAACTTCTCTTGTATTCTGCCACCATAATGGCATATACTCCTTCAATGAGCTTTCGCTTATTGCTATGTTGGCCTGCTTCAAGAACACCTTTGTATAGGTTTCTTTCCAGTTCATTCTAAACTTCTTTTACTGTTTCGCCAGCAGTAAGTTTGACTACTGAAAAGTCTTCGCAGTTGAATAGGTCGTTTAATTTTTTAGCTAGATTGTGTGCATGACCTGGATTTGAAAAAGATACTTTCTTGTATTTAGGTCCAGGATAGTTTGTTAACACATTTGAACTTTTTAAATTAAAAGGTTTGTCCTTAAAGAATACTGCCCAAATGGCTTCCGCATCTAAGACTTGCTCAGATTTATAAGTTTTTTTGTTAACGTGCTCTAGCACTACTGTTGGTTTAGGTCTGCTCATCTTTTCCTCTATACATATATTTATCTCTTTTCAAGAGTAATATACGTATATTACTAGGTTATGAGCTTAGGAGTTTACCAGGATTGACCGCCATCTGCGGTAACATTAATTACTTCTTCTGTCTTGTTTTGTTGGTCTACTAGCTTCTCTAGATCGCCGTGTAGTCTAGACATTACTTCGCCTAGTGTAAATGCAAGTATCTTAGACTCTTGTAGTGTAAGTCTAATCTCTGGAGTCTTTTGCATATCTGCTACTTTCACTTTATCAATGAACTGTTGTAGCGGAATAGGATTTAAAGGTTTAACTTCTGACATTATTTGACACTCCTTTTTAGATCATCTCTATTATTTACAAATACTCTAACAAGTCTTGAAACATCTACTTCTTCAGTTTTAAGTGTCTTAGGGTTAGTAAAGATTACTTTGCTTTTGTTTACTTCTAATTTGATTCCTATATCTGAAGCAACAACAATGGCGTCATCTGTGTTCTTACGCCAATCGTGTGAACTATAATTAGCCTCTGTTGACATTACTTAACTCCTGACGCATTTCTAATTCAGTCTTAAATGGTCCTTTATACTGATACTTCTCTAGTGTAACTAGCTTAGGACAAAAACTTTTTACCCAACCTTTTTCAAAGTGTATACAAAAATAACCTGCACAATATAAACTCTTAGACTTTTTACTTTTAGTAAACAGACCAAATTTACGTTTAATATCGTACATAGTATTATATGGAGTAGTTGATGTAGGCAAGTTATAGATCTCTTTGCTTGGTGATACCTTATCTGATATACTACCTTTTGTCCATAGTATATTACCTAATGTGTTTTCTACTGCATTTTTATTATCATAGAAATAAGAACCAGTATCGCAACTATACATATATCTATTATCGTTGTCTTTGGATAGAGTACCAACTTTAGTTTTACTATCAGTGTCCTCGATGATCCAAAATTTATTTTTTAATATTTCATTTGCTTTTAAATGTGTCATAGTACAGGATACCTCGCTTGTAATGGCTCGGCGTAAGCCTGAGCATTATCAGTTATTCTTTGCATATCATACAATGCACAGAACTTCATAAGACGCAAACCTACTTGTTTAATGTTCTTAGGTTGTGCATTCTCTTGAATAGTTGTTGTAATTTTCTCTTTAATGTTCTCAGGTTGTGCAGTAAGATCACATAGTATTACATTACGATTATAATCATCTAATACTCTATGTTCTACACCTTCATGATCAACCCAACGTTGTAACATTAAGTTATTCCAAGCATAGCCTTTATTGCTTTTATCTGCAAATGCTTCTTGTAAGCCTACCTTGTTCTTAGTGCCTTTTACTCTTACACCAGGATAAGCACTAAACACGTTGTCACTAGTGTCGCCTCTCATACACTTTTCAAACAGTAACCACTCAGGGTTAGGTGCAAGTTTTTCTGCTTTAGTTTTCTTATCTATAATCTTCTTACCCTTGTCATCAAAGTAACCTTCGTGTGTAATAGTTGTATTGCTAACACCGTTATACTGTGTAACCTTAGGGCTAATAAGTTGTGCAAAGTCTCCGTCTGTGCTGATAATAACGTGTTCGTCATCTGGGTGTGCTTGTACCCAACCTGCAATAAGATCATCTGCTTCTAGTTCATTGTGTTGCAGTACAGTACAGTTAGTCTTTTCTGTAACAAAGTTTTTAAAGTTATCAAATGTTTCCCAGAACACTTTTTCTTCTTCTGCCTGTGCTTCTGTTAGTGCATCTCTACTTTCTTTTCTGTTACGTTTGTAAGGCTCATAAAAATCCTTACGCCAGCTTCTGCCTTCTAAACAGAACACAACATGACTGCCATCAAAGTCTTGCCATGCCTTTTTAATACTATTGAACGTAATATGAAATGCCATACCTACCTTTATGTCCAATTCGCCTCGTACTACATGGCGAGCTCTAAAGAAAGTATTCGCAGTATCTATAAGAACATATTTCATTTTATTACCTATTTAATTTTCTATTATGTTTAAATTATAGCACAAAATTAACACGTTGTCAAGAAACTTCTGTCTTGCCATCTTTACGTTTATTGATCTTTATATGACCAGCATCTCTCTTAGGATCCAAACCTTGTTCTTCCAAAATGTTTCTTGCAATAGTCTTAAACCATGCATCAACAATCTGCTCGTTTGTTTCTCCAGAGTATCCTGCGTCTAGTAGTTGTTCAATAAATTCGTTATTCCAATCCAATTCAAAGAATCCGTTTTTGATATCCTTTGGATTAACATGGGTATTCAAAACTGCAACCCAAGGCTTTTTATCCTTTGTTGCTTGTTTCTTTTCTTCCTGTAAAATACGTAGTCTTTTCTCTTCAGACGTTTCTTCTACTGGACCTTTCTTAACGAACTTATCTTTGACCTTGTTTATAAAGTCTTTCATAAGTTTTCTCCTTCTATTCTCCAATCATTACCAAAACTAAGAATACAATGTGATTGATAACTTGGATGAAACTCTAGTATTGTATACGAATTTGTTTTTGGATTGACCCAAACTGACATTGGTATAAATGCAGTAGTATCTGATAGTCCTTCACCACCATATACCTTTGTTGCCTGTGTTCCTTGAAAACGAAGTATCTCTCCTCTATTGAGCAACCCCTGTTTCACTGTTTCCCAATCCGCACACATAACAGGCTTCTGATTCCATTCAGCCGCCTTTGTGTCTGTGTAAACTGCCACCGCAGTAAACAAAACTAATATAGCTATTAACATTTTCATAATAACACCTCCTAAGTGCCTATCGCATTACCAAACAAGTATACGTGTACTCTTGCCGCCACGTTATAACCTCTTTGAAATGCCAGTTTAGCAACGTCACCTGCTGTCGCAGTTTGCTCTTCTTCTCTAGCCCCAACGGGCATGATCCATACAGGCCAATTACAACCTGCTGATCTAAATTTCTCTATAGCTTCGTCCATCTCGTCCCATTGTCTTTGTTCACTACCTACAACAAACTTTAATTGTCCTTTGTTAGAAACTTGATAATATTCTCCAACTACTTCTGGAATAATAGCTTTCTTAGTTTGTTCACCTGATACTGTAAACAGTTTAGGACTACAACTAAAGAATACTTCTTGATCAATTCCTGTAGCCCATTCTTTAAAAGGCTCTCTTAACTTTTGTGTACCGTTAGTTTCAAAAGTCATTGACTCTGGTAAATTACCTTGTTTTAATAATTCTTCATATATACCAACACTTGCCTGTTGTCCAGTAATCATTAAAGGCTCACCACCTGTAAAGCATAAGTGTTGTCTTTGCTTACTCATAGGATGTAAGAACTTGCCTTCTGGGTTCGACTCTGTCTTTAGTATATCAACAATCTTGTTTGCTAAAGAATCAGGAGTTTCTTGACCCATCAAGTGTTTATACTTCTTAGCCCAAGTATAACTAGAATCACAACCTTTTTCCCAAACAGGTAAGTCTTCAACTCTTTTTACTTGGCTTACATCATAATCTAAAAACGGAAGATCATATGTGTCAGGATTTGTAGGATCTACTTGTCCAAACCCACTACATTGTAAGTTACACAAGAAGAAACGTATCCAAGCAGTAGGCACACCTGTATAGTGTCCTTCACCCTGTATCGAATGAAATATTTCACTGTAATAATATTTCTTCTCTGCCATTTCTATTCACTTATTTTAACTAATGGTTCATGGTAGTAACTATCGTTATAGTCACCGTCTGTTCCTCTAAAAGTTCTAATAGTAGATTCTTTTATAAGCATACCATCTTTCTTACGATACGTAATGAATTCTTGTTTGATCACGCCGTCAGTATCTCTATCGATATGTTGTTTCATTGGACCTTCCTTCATTAAACTATCTCCTCTATTATTCCTAAGACCTCTGCAATAAACAAGATGGCTCCTGCGGCCATAAAAGGCCAGCCCCATGCTTCTAACATATATCCGCCGTAGACTAAACAGCCACAGGCTACCATTCGGAATATACTTTTAACAAGGCTTACACTAAAGTGATTATCACCTGGGTCTTTGTTTGCTATACTAATTTTACTCATGTTCTCCTCCTGGATCTCCTTTAGGTAAATCTACTTTATAAGGAAGACCATTTTTATCTCTCATAATAACATGACCTCTGCCTCTGCCATATGAGTGATAACCTTTAAC